TCGACGGTGTGCCTAAGAAAGAAAAAGAATACAAGGAAATTGTAAATTCTTTAGTCGATGAAAACATCTTCAAATTAATTACAAACCCGTTGTACTTCAACGAAACATATTCCTGGCAAAATCGCCGGAAGTTGATTCTTGAAATGTGTGGCGACATTGACGATGCTGCTGTAATTAATAGTCGTGAAGATTTAAAACGCTTAGCAGACTTATTAGATGGTCGTACGGTTGATGATCAACGTAAAGTTATTGCCAGCAAGAAAACAGCTATTAATAAAGAACTGGATATGATTCCAGTTCGTATTGATGAAGCTGTACGAAATAAACCTGAAGTTATGGCTAATAAAGATAAATTAATCAGTGATATTAAAACTTTATCAACTGGCATTGATGATGTTGAAAAACAAAAGGCTATTATTAAAAACGGGTTTAGTGCTACAGAAAAGCAGTCTAAAATTCGTGACATTAATCGTCAATTAGACGTTAGACGTTCAGACATTCTATCAGATTACCATAAGCGCAAACAACATTTGCGCAGCGAATACGAAACGGCACTATCTAAATTAAAGGCAACTGAATCTGAAAGAGATAGATGCATGGATAGAAGCAACGAGCTTAATAAAGAAATTGAGCGAGAAGCCAAACGCATTGAAACTCTAACGTTTGAATTTGACACATTTAACTCTCAGCAGTTTAGCAAAGAGGCTTGCCCTACTTGCGGGCAGCAATTGCCGGCGGATAAGCAGGAAAAACTCGAGGCAGAATTTAACGCTAATAAATCTAAAAAGCTTGAAGAATGGAAAAACCTTATCGATAGTGCTGCTAAGCTAAAAGAAAATTATGAAGAGCAGCAGAAAACTATGGTGATGAAAGCTGACGGCTTAATAGATGAAATTGCTCTACAAAGCAAAGAACGCGATGTTAAACGTGAGGAATATGAAGCGTATTCTGAACCTAATGTCGAAGATGATCCTACATATGCTGACTTAAAAGCGCAATTATTCTTACTTGAGATTGAAGAGGAACCAGGTGCAGACACTGAAGAGCTTGCAAGACTTGATGATGAACTTTCTTCTTTGAAATCTAAAAAAGCAAATCTCGAGACTGAATTGAATAAATTCAAATTGATTGATGATATTGAAAAACGTGTTATCGAATTAGAAAACCAACAACAAAAACTTGTTGCCGAAAAGAATGAACTTGATGAATCCTCTTATCTGATGGATGAGTTCATAAAAGCTAAAGTTAACATGTTGGAAGAAAGCATTAATGCAAGGTTTAAACTAGCTCGTTTCAAAATGTTCAACGTTATGCTAAATGGCAACGTTGAAGAATGTTGTGAAACCACCTATAAAGGGGTGCCATACCGCAGCATGAACAACGCAGCACGTATTAATGTAGGTTTAGACATTATTAACGCATTGACTAGCTATTTCAAAGTTAATGCACCAGTGTTTATCGATAATGCTGAAGCTGTAACCGACTTTATCCCTGTTAATAGCCAAACAATTAAATTGATCGTTGATGAATCAGAACCTCAACTGGTCGTTAAGGAGGTATAGGTATGACTGATTTACAGATTTTTAAAAATGATACATTTGGCCAAGTTCGTATTTTAGAAAAAGATAACGAATTATGGTTTGTTGCAAAAGATGTCGCTGATACTCTCGGGTACCAAAACGGTAGTCGAGATGTAAATCGACATACTGATGAAGAAGATAGAAGAAAGACAATGGTGTTTGATGGTAATCAAAATAAAGAAACTATTTTGATTAATGAAAGCGGACTATATTCCCTGGTACTATCCAGTAAACTACCAACGGCAAAACAATTTAAACGATGGGTTACGTCTGAAGTAATTCCTCAAATTCGTAAGACTGGTGCTTATAGCATGAACATTCCAAAGTCATTACCTGAAGCTCTAAGAGCTTACGCGAATGAGGTAGAATCGCACAATGCTACCAAAGCCATCGTTGCTCAACAAGAACAACAGATAGCAGAATTTAAACCGGTTAAGGATTACGTGGATAAAATCCTTTCAAGCAAATCTTGCTTAACAATCACACAAATTGCCGCTGATTACGGCATGAGTGCTCAAGAGCTAAATAAGATTTTGCACGAAGCTGGTCTACAACGTAAAGTCGGTGATCAATGGATTCTCTATAAACAGCATATGTCGAAGGGCTTCACTAAATCCGAAACCTTTACATTCTGTAGAAGTGATGGTCGCTTAGACTCTAAAATCACAACTAAATGGACTCAAAAGGGCCGTTTAGAAATTCATAATATTTTATCTAAATTAGATATCCACGCTGTATGCGAAAACGTGGCATAGGAGGTACATAATGGGTGAAGTAACAAAAGCACAAACTCAAACACCATCGCTTAAAACTATGGTGTCTAGTGAGTCAGTAAAGAAACGTTTTAATGAAATTTTGGGTAAAAAATCAGCGGCCTTTGTGTCTAGCTTGATTTCTGTATCTAATAATAATGAACTTTTATCTAAAGCAGACCCTACTACAGTTATTACTGCAGGTGTGATGGCAGCCACTTTGGATCTTCCAATTAATCAAAACTTGGGGTTTGCCTATATTGTCCCTTTCTACAACAGTAAAAAGAAAATTAATGAAGCTCAATTTCAAATGGGTTACAAAGGGTATGTCCAATTGGCCATGCGCACAGGTCAATATAAGACCATTAATGCTAGTGAAATCTACGAAGGCGAAATTAAACACCACAACAAACTTACAGGCGAATTCGAATTAGGCGAACGAACTGGCGACAATGTAGTCGGTTATATTGCCTACTTCAAGCTAATTAATGGCTTTGAAAAGTATTTATATATGTCTAAAGAAGATGCTGAAGCACACGCAATAAAGTATTCCCAAACATACAAAAGGGGCTTTGGTCTTTGGAAAACTGACTTTGATGCAATGGCCATCAAAACAGTACTCAAACGTTTGTTAAGTAAATATGGTATCTTATCAGTCGAAATGCAGAGCATGGCTAATGCAATCTCTGTAGATGGTGCCGTCATTCGTGATAATAATGGCGAGCTCACCCCTGACTTCGAAGGTGAAACGATCGATATTCAATCAGATGTGGCAGAAACAATCGCTAATAATGCAAATTCTGAAGCCATTGACATCGATCCTGCCCCTACTAGTGAGTTTGTTAACCCGGAAACTGGCGAAGTAGTCAATATGTTCGGTGATTAATCGTGATTAGCATTCAAGCATTCGGTAGTAGTTCTAAAGGGAACTGCTACCGAATCAAAACCTCAACCAATGGTGATGAACTGCTACTGGATGCAGGGTTATCCTTTAAAGAAATTCAACGTTATTGTCGCTTTAATTTTATACACCTATGCGGAACGTTGCTCACACATCAACATGGAGACCATAGCAAGGCCGTAAATGATCTATTAAAGCTAGGTCACCGGGTGTACATGTTAAAAGACACTGCAGATGCTTTATATGTGGCCGACCAGCACACAGCGATTCTTATAACCCCAAAAGTTCAATTTACGATAGGTAATTTCAGTATTTTGCCATTTGAATTAGAACACGACGTTCCTAATGTTGGTTTTTTGATTTCTGACGGTGAAGAGAAGCTGTTATATATTACCGACACCTATTACTGCCGATATACGTTTAAAGATGTTGATCACATTATGGTTGAATGCAACCATTCCTATGAAATTCTAAATCAACATGTAGAAGCAGGTTATTTAGATGAAAAGCGAATGGAACGGTTAATCCAATCTCATTTTTCACTAGAAAATGTTATTAAATTTCTCAAATCTATGGACCTGACTAGGTGCCAAGATATACGACTACTACATTTATCAGATGGTAATTCTGATGCTGCAGTATTTAAGCAAGCTGTTCAAGCTGCTACTGGTAAATTAGTAATCGTAGAACAAGAAAGGAGTCACCTATGATCATTAAATCAATTCAAATTAAAGATAACGATATCAGTATTGCCTATCAGAAACCATCTGCCACAGGTCTTACGGATGTATTTACTCTAAAATCCAAAGATGATCCACGTCCTGAACTTCTGCAAGCATTTAGTAAACTGCAGTCTATTGTGAAGAAGAACTTCGAATTTTTGGAAGAGTTTAAAATTCCGTTTTTGGTAAACACATTTAAATTTAAGTATGGCGACATTGAAGGTCTTATTAACCAGGTTGGTGTTGAAGGTATCGTGTCTGATATGAACACTCCTAACGAATTTAAATTTAAAACGGGCTGGTTAAATGTTGAATATGCAGACTCTACATTTGCTATCTCTGTTCAAGACTTAATCGATGAATGCGTGAAATTTATTATGGGACGTCGAGCCCAGGATAGTTTATTTAACGACAGTGAAGAGTGATAGAAATGGCGAAAAACCAATCGTACTACTTTAGTCATGATATCAATGCAAGCAATGATCCTAAAATCGCTGCTATGATTTCAGAATTAGGAATGATTTCATATGCCTGGTGGTGGATATTGATTGAAAAATTAGCCGCAGCAGATGACTATAAATTGCCACTAAAAAAATATACATTCGTTGCTCTAGATAATGAATTAAAAATGAATAATGAACAAATTTTAACAAGTGTTCAACAAGTGTTCAACAAAAATCAACACGTGTTGGAACAAAATTCAATGTGTTCATTTTGTTCATTTTTGTTAATTTATTTGTTGATTCATGACTACGAATTATTGGACTGTGATGACGAATATTTTTGGTCGCCAAGCTTAATTCGAAGATTTGAATTTAAAAAGGTGAAAGAGGAAACTATCCGCGAAAAACGTAGGTTGGCTGGCCTTAAAAGTGCGGAGTCTCGTAAAGCAAAAAAACAAAATTTAACACATGTTCAACAAAATTTAACACATGTTCAACAAAATCAACTAATAAAAGAAAAGAAAAGAAAAGAAAATAATATAGAGAGAGATACGCGCGCGCGTGAAGATGAAAATCCTCTATCTATGTTTGAAAATGAAGAAGTAAAAAATAAACCCATTTACGAATTGTATATGAAATCGATTGGAGTTGTATCACCTACTATTAAAGAGCGGTTAGATGATCTAGTTGAATCATATGGCAAAGAACGAGTCATTGTTGCTATTAATACCACAGCGGATAACGGTGGCAATAGTATCAAGTATGTTGAAACTGTCACGGCAGGGAATCTAAAGCAGGAGGTGCAAAAGGATTTTGGAGCAAGCAAATGTAACAGCAATGCTAGAAGCATGTCTCGAAAAAATTCGAGAAAGGACGAACAAGTCGACTGGCAAGCGGAATATGAAAGAGTCCACGGTAAAAAATGAGTTCTTTTATCCAATCTATGATAATCCAGTAGTCATTCAAACTAACATTAATACCACCTATGCTGCAGTCGGAATTCCTAAGAGGTATTACGATATGGATTTTGACTGGTTACGCAAACACGGCAGCTTTCCAAAAGAGAACGCTGAAGCTTACGATGTAGTTAAAAAGTACTCTGATAATCTGAAAGCTAATCTTGATTCTGGCAAGGGCCTCATATTAAGGGGCCCCGCTGGTACCGGCAAGACATCAATTGCGGTGAGTATATTAAAACAGGCTATGGCATTAGGTGAAGGGTGTCTAATGATTTCAATGCCTAATCTATTGGATAATATGCTTGCGTTGTCTAAAGGCGATAATGTAGCTTATCTAAGATATGAACAGAAACTCAGAAATATCCCATTGCTATTACTTGATGATTTTGGGGCTGAGTATTCGAAATCTGACTGGGTATCATCTAAGGTTGAAAGCATCATTATTGATCGCTATAACAGGATGAAACCTATCATTCTTACAACGAATTATAGTGATACCTGGACTGAAGAAAATTATAGCCAAAGGATATATGACCGCCTACGTGGTGAATATGCGGTGGCTATATTCAATGGAGCGTCGCACCGATGAAAATTCTATTACGATGCCAGTTTAGATTCAGGAAGAAAACTCATGACCGGTTCCCAACATTGAATGAGTACATTGATTGTGAACGCGGCTCTACTATAGCAGCTGCAGCCATGAAGAAAAAATGTACTGAGCAGGTTAAAGAACAATGCCTTTCACAGCAGATACAACCAGTTAATGGGAAAGTAGACCTACTATTTGAATGGCATTCTTCAACCAGGCATGATCCTGACAATGTAGCTTTTGCTAAGAAGTTTATTCTTGATGGACTACAGTTGGCTGGTGTGCTAGAAAACGACAATCGAAAGTTCATCGGCACTATGGCTGATGAGATTATTCAGGATGATGAAGACTATATAATTTTACACATCACGGAAAATATGGGCATATTCCTATAGGTGTGAATGACTATAATTTTTAAAATTTTATGTGCAGAGTGAAGGGTTATTGCAATAAAAGATTACATCAAGAAAGGGCGTTGAAAATGACAGTGCATGAATTAATTGAGTATTTAGAAAAATGTGACCAAGATCAAGAATGTTATATCGGTGCAAACGAAACATTTTATGAGATTGACTACGTTGATAATTTATATGATGGATTTGGAATAAATATTGTTGCCGGATGGGAAAAGCAAGAAGAAGAGGAATGATTAAATGTTAACAAGCAAAGAAGTTGGCAAATTAGCTAAGTTTATTGAAGCCAGAAATAACTATCCGTATATGTTGGGCGTTGATAATCTAACAATTATCGTCGACAGAGATAAAATCTCATATTCATTAATGATAACAGATGAATTTAATCGCATATTGCTTTTGGTGGAAGATAAGCTCGATAGTAATAAAGCCTTGGAAATTAGGGAATACTATACAAGTCAAAGTGAATGCGATTTGGTAGAGACTGCATTGAGGGGTATATTATGCTAATTGAAGATAAAAATAAATGGTGTTGGGTAGATGTGGTTCATGGTGACGCAGGAATACCCTGCAATACAATACAAGGTGCAATCGATAATTATTTTTTAGATGAGCCGGACAGAAAAGGGGCGACCATTGTAAAAATAGGACATCCTAATTATTGTATCCCAAAGGTTGATGCCAAATATGTAATCGAAGATATAATTAATCATCAAATTGACGATGAGATTGCTGAGTGGTCCGAAGATTATTTGACAGAAGTTAGACATGAACATCTTGACGAGTTAAGTGTTGAATTAACAAAGACTTTTAGAGATTGGGAGAAGAAACACGGCTATGAAAATACAGGTTATGTAGTTTTAGAAACAAAATCGTATCCTGTTGATAGCAAAGGTAGGCTTATTGTAGTGTAAATACTGATTATATTAATTATTTCTTATGAAGCTGGTATAACAAATTCGGACTAAAACACAAAATAAATGATAAAGGGGGAAACATATTTGAATGAATATGACATTGAGAAAATCACTAAGTTGGCCACAGAGGTGGCAACCAAAACCTACTATGAATTAGCAAAACAAGAAAACGCTCAACTAGGTCGTAAACTTCGGCACAATACGATCAAGTTATTAAAGCATTACAGTCAGCTGCAGTCGTACGTAGACAACGCTATCTCGGATTCGACACAAGCCGAGGACATATGGCTCAACGAACTATTAGTTGATATGTTTGACGATAAGAGTATTGTGAGGGTGAATGCCATCGTTAAGAGCAAGGAGAAAACAGCATTGATGATGCGCCATGTAAATAACATGCTAGACATCTATGCTGAAAAGTGTAGTGCAAAGCAATTTAAGTATTGTGAGTGCATGCGCAGGTATTATATTAATGGGGAAACGCTAGAGCAAATTGCTGAATCCTTTCCTGAAAAGCCAGATGTACGTACCATCAAACGCTACATCGCTAGAGGGATTGAAGAACTCTCAGTATTACTTTGGGGCGTTATTGGGCTGAATACAAAAATAGCTTAATATAATTGTCCCAAAACTGTCCTAGACATGTCCTTCTTGACATTTTATAATGATAGTGTGAGTTAATAGGACAACAGATACTCTATCTCTCAACGACACAGTGAAACCTAGAATACTAAAGCAAAAGACCACTTAATCTATACGGTTAGGTGGTCTTTTTGTATGCAAATTTAAGGAGGCGAGGTGAATACGATTGACTGATGTGTATTGTGAAAAGAGAAGATGCTTAAACAATGTTAAGGGTTGGTGTAAAGCGAACGGCATTCATATTGATCATATGTGTAAATCGTATGCGCCATCACATTCTTTAATCAAAACTAAAACGGCAAAGGTACATAAAGAACGTGGTAAATATAAACAGAATAAAGATGTTTTAAAATAAAAAGAGCCCTATATTACATAAGGCTCTTTTTGCATGAATCGCGAGTTCATGCTTGTGCGTTTACCGCGGAGGCTGTGCAATTACTGTTTTAATTCCGAAACTGGGATTGGCCAAGCTTTGTACCCGTAGTCACGCGCCCAAATCTTTTTGCCTGTTTTCTTATCAATGCGATAAGCTCGAAAAACAACAGCTTTTTTGAACTTTTGATTTTTCATTGGTCAGCCCTCCTTCCATAAAATTTTTATGGCGGGGCCCCGCACAAATAAAATTATATCATAATGAGCTCATGAAATCATAATGAAAAAAGAAAAAAGCCGTAGCTTTTACACTACGGCTTTTTTCTCAGATAGCACAAGGGGCACAAATGACGACGGAGCGTTTTCTTTGTGTTTACAAGTTTCGCGAAAACTTGTGGTCCTCCATGAGCTGACCTTATCAAAAGTTCATCTTCAATATACCACATATTCTTGGTATGTCAAACTTTTACTTATCCACAATACCGTATATTGTATTGTGGATAAGTATATCGCTATATAGTGTATAAGTTATGAGTAATTAATATGAGTTGGTATTAATGATTACAATTAATCATGATAAATATTGGCTATAAACTCAATATTCTCATTGCGGTTTTTAAATGAGAATAAAAGTTAAAAAGGTACTTCCCAGAGTAAAAACCACCGCTGGTCGCCCCCGCGCGATAGGTGTCTCTGTGTAAGAGAAATTTTGCTGTTGAAAGTAGATTGGTAAAAGACAGAAAGGAGGTTCGCAATGGCCGACACGAAACCGAGAGTCAAATTCAATACCGCAGGCGATTTGCTCGTATCAAGTGCGCAGCTTTGTGACCTTCTTCGAGTTACACCGGAAATCATTTCGAGACACCACAAAGCAGGAATGCCGAAAGCTGCAACAGGTTGGTGGAATCTTCGAGAAGTACTTGTATATCTCGGACAAGCGAAAGCAGATAAATCTAAAGACCAGTCAGCGGCAACTAGAAAACTGATAGCTGAAGCTGATTACAAAGAGTCCAGGGCTGCACGTGAAAAGAAGATGCTTGATGTGTTAAATGGTGAATACGTATCTCGTGCAGATGTGGCCAAGGAATGGTCCGCTCGTGTGTTGGAGTTAAAATCCTCACTTATTAAACTCGGTAAGAGAGTAGGAAGTGAATTTACTGATCCCGAGGAACGAGCAACAGTGGAAAGGGTGGTGAGTGAAGTTGCCGAAGACTACCTCGAAAGTTACGCGCGTAAAGGCGAGTACACGCCGGAAGTCAAAATCAGTAAAGGCCGAGCCAAAAATTGATTGGTTCCCTGAAGAACTCGACGCGTTTAAACCACCTGAGAAATACACTGTATCCGAATGGGCCGACAATTTCAGGGTATTAACTAATATATCTGCTGAGCCAGGGAGATGGAGAACGCATAAAACTCCATATCTCAAAGAGCCAATGGATAGATTTACTGACCCTTTGATTGAAAAAATTATACTGTGCTTCGGCGCACAAATTGGTAAGACTGAAACCGAGCTCAATATGATAGGTTATGCGCTAGACCAGACAGCATCTCCGGTCATGATGGTGTATCCAACCGATGCTATCGCTAAATTTGCCAGCGATAAGCGGGTACAACCCATGATTAAATCGGTTAAAGCAATTAATGATAAGTTCGACGAGAACAGTAAATTACTGGAGTTAGATTTCAACAACGGCAATTACATGGTACTCGTCGGGGCTAACTCTCCGAGTAGCCTATCGAGTCGATCAATCAAATATCTATTCTTTGACGAAATTGACAAATATCCCGCCTTTGCAGGTAAGGAGGCAGACCCAATCAAACTGGCGACAGAACGTACTAAGACGTTTGTCGATAAAAAAATCGTAATGGTGTCTACCCCTACGGTCGAGTCGGGTAATATTTGGCAGGCGTTCATGAGTGCAAATGAGCGCCGGCAATATTACGTGCCCTGCCCGCATTGTGGCGTGTCGCAGGTCCTCAAGTTTAAGCAGATAAAATGGCCGGACGAACACAACAATAATGTGGACATGATACGTGATACAGCGTACTACGAATGTGAACATTGCGGTGAACATATTTACGATAGGCACAAAATGGAAATGTTAAGACGTGGTGAATGGCGAGCGGTAAACGAATCGCAAAGTAAAGTCCGCTCGGTATCGTATCACTTATCGTCGATATATTCGCCGTGGGTCACATTCGGAGACGTTGCTTATGAGTTTAAGAATTCCAAAGGCACGCCAGCTACATTGATGAACTTCATTAATTCGTGGCTAGCTGAACCTTGGAAAAGTTCTAAAACGAAAAGTACGCAAAATATGGAGTTTACCCAATCCAATTATCCGTGTGGCGTTGTGCCAGACAAAGCCGTATTGCTTATCGCTTCAGTTGACGTACAACTTGATCACTTCTGGTGGGAAGTAAGAGCGTATGCTCCAGGTGTTAAGTCTTATCTAATTGATTACGGACAAGCAAGTACATGGGAAGATTTAGAGGAAATTATCATTAACAGAGAATATCCATCAGAGTATGGTGAGCCTCGGCAGGTGATGAAAGCTGGTATCGACTCTGGCTTCAGAACAGACGAAGTATATCAATTCTGTTCTAGGTTCCCAGAAGTCTGTATACCTCTAAAAGGTTCCTCAAATCATACTACGATGACCGCACCATACACAATGACATCATTAGAAAAGGGCGTTGTCGGCGGGTTGAAGTTATATGTATTAAATACAGATTATTGGAAGGACTTTATATTTGCACGAATGATTAGACTTGCAGACGAAGACGGAACAATTCATTTGTACAAAGAATGTCCGCAAGAGTACTCTGATCATTTACGGTCAGAAGAAAAGCAGGAAATTAGAAATGTGAAAACAGGATCCGTGACGGTACAGTGGAAACCGCTTACCAGTCATCCTGTCAATCATTTACTTGATACTTGCACTTACAATGCTGCAGTAGCAGATATTGCAGGTGTTAAATATTTAGTTGATCCAGCTGACTATGAGGAAACTGAAGAGGTTGAAACCTACGAAGATTACGGTGAAGGCATAGGCAATACTGGGCATTGGTTTAGATAGGAGGTGAACCATGAGCGATGTAAATGAACAACTTGAACGTGTTCGTCAAGTGATTGAGGATATCGAAACTAAAGGGTATTCTGAATTACAAATTGGCGGTAAGAGGTTCAAGGCAATTGACTTACCAGTACTATATGCACGAGAACAAACACTGATGCAACGTGTACATGAGGAGTCAGACGGGTATCAAACGGATGCATTCGTAACATGGAGTGGACGATGAATATTATTGATAAAGTAATAGGATGGGTAAGTCCGCGACGTGCTTATGAGCGCCAAACCTATCGTGATGCACTACGTCAATATGATGCGGCATCAATGGACAGGTTAAGCAGTGATTGGCAACCTGCGTATGGTACAGCCGAGCAACTTGCAACAGGTTCACGTGATATCATACGTGGACGTGCAAGAGCTGCCGAAATGAACAGCGACTTAGCTGAATCAGCAGTTATTGCATTGTTACGAAATGTAATCGGCGCAGGCATTGTACCTCAAGCAAAAGTGCGAAACCGTAATGGTAAATTAAATAACGAACTTAACAAGAAAATCGAAAAAGCATGGGCCAAATGGGCTGAACCTGAAAACGCTGACATTAGGGGTATTTCTAGCTTTTATGAATTACAAGAAATGGCGTTAAGACGCATGGTGTACGATGGCGAAATTCTAGTCAATAAGACTTCACAAGGCTCGTACTTACCACTATCCATTCAGCTGATAGAAGCTGAAAATATCGGAGCGGTAAGCATCACACACGGTAAAAATAATATTATCAACGGAGTTGAGGTTACCGAACACGGTCGACCTGTAGCATATCATGTGAGTCAAACGGACCCGATGGGTTTGCGTTCGTTTGATACAGTTCGCTTAACAACAAACCAAGCGTTCTTATTATTTAAACCGAAACGACCTTCTCAGATTAGAGGCATAAGCTTATTGGCTTTAGTCTTACGACGAATACATGATATCGACGAATACATGGATGCTGACTTGATTGCAGCTCGTGTAGCAGCGTGTTTTAGCATTTTTGTAACGTCTCAAAATCCAGCAAGAAAAACTGAGATATTGCCCCGAGATAAAAAAGGTAGACCCAATATGACAATGGCACCGGGCATGGTTAGACATCTCAGCCCTGGTGAATCGATTGCGTTTGCAGACCCTAAACGCAATGCAGGAACTGCAAGCGAATATTCAGCAACTCAGACTAGACGCGTAGCGTCCGGTCTTGGTATGAGCGCTGACATCGTAGCGCGTAATATATCTGGGAATTTCTCGGCTGCAAGGCAAAACTTGTTAGAGGACCAAAAGACGTTCCGTCAAGTGCAGAAATTTGTAATCACACATTTCTGTATACCGATTTGGAAAGCTTTTATTGACGCCCTTTACTTAGCGGGTGAATTACCTTCTGACTACTTAGCGAACAAGGACAAATACCAAGAGGCAGCTTGGCTTGCTCCAGGGTGGTCTTGGATTGACCCAGTTAAGGAAGTTAACGCTAATAAAGAAGCTATCAAATCCGGTCTTACAACATTAGAAGATGTGTGTGCATCGTCTGGACGAGATTGGGAAGAAGTTCTTGAACAACGGAAACTCGAACAAGATAGAGCTAAGGAGCTAGGGGTGTTACTAGATTATTCCAGTGAGTTGCAACCGCTAACGATGGGCGATGATGACACTATACAGGAAGGAGCTGATGGCTAGTAATGAGTGAACATCAAAAACGTAGCATTCTTGGTAATTATTGCCGTGAATCTACTATTGACAATGTCGATACCGATAGTCGGACAGTAGAACTATCATTCTCTTCCGAAACGCCATATGGTCGTTGGTTCGGCGATGAAATCCTTTGCCACGATGAAGAGTGCATCAATCTTGAGCGCTTTAATAATGGTTTAGGTACAGCGTTGTTTAACCATGATCGTGGTGCGGTCGTGGGACACGTTGAAAGGGCTTGGATTGAGGATAATCGAGGAAAAGCACTAGTGCGATTTGACGAAGATGAACAATCCGACACCATATTCCAAAAGGTACAATCCGGAACGCTACAAGGTGTAAGTGTTGGGTACTCAATCAAGCGTTATGAAGTGCTCGACGATAAAGACTCTGTATCCAGTAATGGCCGATTCAAAGGCCCTGATACGTATGTAGTTACGGATTGGGAACCTTTAGAAATCAGTATTGTATCTGTTCCTGCTGACCCAACGGTGGGCGTAGGACGTAGTGCTGAAGAAATTCATACAAATATTAACACACAGGAGGACGGGAAAAGTATGGATGAAAAAGAAATTTTAAAAACTGAAGATGTGAAATCTACAGAACCAGTTGAAACTGGTATCACACAAGCGGACCTTGCTAAAGCAATGGAGCAAGAACGTAAACGCACTTCCGAAATTACTGCATTGTTCCGTGATTTTGATGTAGAAGGTGCAGACGAAGCAATCGTAATGGGCGTATCTGTTGACGAAGCTCGTGCGATGGTAATGGATCAATTGCGCGCACGTAATAAGGGTGTGTCTGTAACAATTGGTGAAGCAGAAAGCGACAAATTCCGTGTGGCAGCGCAAGACGCTGTATTAATGGCAGCGGGATTACCTGTAGCAGAACCGGCACCAGGTGCTAATGAATTGCGTGGCTACTCCATGATTGAGTTAGCCCGCGAGTCCTTACGTCGTGAATGCGATACTAAAGCCAACTTCGGCGATAACATGGAAATGGCACGTGCGGCTATTAATTCCACATCTACATTCCCTGCTATCATGTCTAACTTGGCCAATAAATCTGTGATGAATGGTTTTAACGAAGCTGAAACTACATTCCAAATCTGGACCGGCAAAGGCTCTAACCGTGACTTCAAAGAAGCAGCACGTTACGCATTGTCTGAAGCAGGCAACCTCGAATTAGTACCAGAAGGCGGTCAATTCCCGCAAGATGTATTCGGCGAGGCATCCGCTCGTACTAAAGTAGCTACCTACGGTAAAATCTTCAGTTTGACTCGCCAAGCTATTATTAATGATGACTTGGGTTTATTCTCCAAACTTGCTACTAAATATGGTTCCGCTGCAAAACGCTTGGTAAACAAAATGGTGTATGCTCAATTAACTGGTACAGTTAAAATGCAAGATAACGTAGCCTTATTTGACGATAAACACGGAAACGTAGCGAAAACAGCAGAGGCGTTATCCGTTACATCTTTGGCGAAAGCAATTACTGCTATGCGCCGTCAAAAAGGTATTACCGATGAAGCTAATTTGAACATCACACCTAAATACTTGGTAGTGCCACCTGAATTAGAAGTAACAGCATATCAAATCGTTAACTCTACTGCAGCAATAGATGGTACAAACTCTGGCGTAGTAAATCCTTATAAAGGCCGCTTTGTTGTAGTGTCTGATGCTGAATTGACAGACCCTACTGCATGGTACCTAGTAGCGGATGCGGCTCAACACGATACTATTGAAGTAACGTACTTGAATGGCGTTGAAACTCCACGCCTTGAAACACGTCAAGGTTTCGACGTAGACGGCATTGAATACAAAGTGGCATTTGATGTTGGTGTTGACACTATTGACTTCCGTGGTCTTTATAAAAATGCTGGTAAATAATTAGGGGGTAACTTATATGATGACACAATTCGTAATGGAAACCGATCGTATCAACTTTACAGCGACTGCTGCAGTTAAAGTAGGCGACATTGTAGAAGTTGGTAAACTCCACGGCGTCGCACTTACTGATATTGCTAAAGACGAAGTGGGCGCTGTAAAGGTAACAGGCATATTTAAAGTGGCAGCTAATAAAGCAGATACATACGCTGTTGGTGATTTAGTTCAATTCTTAACTGATAAGGCAGTAAAAACTGGTGGTAAAGTTCTTGGTATGGCCGTAGAGCCTAAAACCGCAACACAGGAAACTGTGACAGTAATGTTGTTACAACCTACTGCTTAAATAATTACAAAGCGCCCAAAATGGGCGCTTTACTTTTTATGAGGTAAAAACCAATGCTGAAATATGATGATAAAGCGTTACTATCTGTATTCGGCGAAAAGATTACTTACAAAGGTCAATCCATAGAAGCTAGCGTGGAAATTGGCGAATATGATGGCAAAGGTTCCGGATTTGTCGATAAAGCATTAGCTGATAAAGCTCAGATTTGGGTGCGTGCTAAGGATGTTCCCGAACCTCGGTCAAAAGACGAAGTGTATATCAATGGCGAGAAATGGTACGTTGATCATATTTCCAATTTTGACGGTACGATGTATTGCCTTGAAATCGTGCATAACGTGAGGGCGGTGAGACCGTAATGAGTAATGAACCTATTACGATTACAGACACAGCCACGCCGTATCTGAATTTCATTGCAGAAACCAAGCCAGACTGGATGCGCAAGGCATTAAAGTCAACAGGCTGGATGATGCAAAAAGAAATTAAGCAAGGCATCAGATCAGGTGCACCAGGCGGACGTAAGTATCCTAACTTCATGGCACCAGCACGACGTGCTGCATTTGAGTCAGCATTCGGCGCTAAGCTTCGCAAAGCATACCAAAGTGGCGGACGAGCTGAACGAGAGGCCTGGGGCTCTAAATCGCGAAATGCCTTACTTGATATGGGCATTAGCGCCAGGACAATTGGCTATAGTCCACTTGGTAAGTTATCGAATGCAGTTGGATACCAATATGACAAGGGTAAACAATCCGTCCGAGTTGGGTGGTTATCCAATTCGGCAAAACGATTGGGTGAACGTATCGAGGAAGGATACACCAAGCAGATTACGGAGCCTATGCGTAAGAAGTTATTTGCTGCAGGTGTACCATTGCCAAAGGGCAAATCGATGTTCAAAATTCCTGCGCGTCATACCTACGGCCCTATGAAATCAGCGTTACAGCCTAAGCTTAAACCTTATATCGAGGCTAAGATAGGTGACTACGCTATTAATGGTACTGGTGCACAATCTGCATCTCGACGTAACTACAAGGTAAGGTGATTTGATGCAACAGACAATTCCACTGTCGCGCATCGTTGAGCGATGGGCTGAGGCCTTAGCGAATGATGAGGCGTTGACTAAATTTTGCAATGACAAATACGGAAAGCCGGCGCAACTGTATGTCGGATATGATGACGTCGAAGCACCGCTTGAAGAAGATTGCCCTTGCATCATATTACTACCGAGTAATAAGAACGAAGGGCTTGCTGATACCTACACATACTCGTTAATGATTGTATGGGGTATCGTCCATAAAGGTGCAACTCGGATTAAGAATATTATTCGGTATGATGGAGTGCTAGAATCAGATAACCTAGGGCAGTTAATCATTGAGTGCATTTGTAAGGTGAATCCGGCGTTTCCAGTAATCGGCATTGATTATGAATTAGACTCAATGAATTGGCGCCCCGTGTTCACTGGACGTTTAACAGCTACTATAGAAATCCCGCATGTAATCGGCGGGAATATTGAATATTAAAGGAGGAAATGCATATGGCAACAGCTAAACGTGCACAGGGCTCTCAGTCCCATGTGGCGATTGCGTTTGAATCGGACTTTGGTACAACACCATCTACAGGTGGCGTAATCACTCCGATTATTTCTAGTTCTGTAAAAGCTAGCCAAAACCTAAACGACTCCACAGTAATCCGTGGTGATCGCAATCCAGCAGCGCCATTCCGTGGCAATATCGACACGTCTGGTAGTTTAGTCGTACCTGTTGGTGTAATCGATATTGGCTACTGGCTAAAAGCGGCATTTGGTCAACCGACTTCTAATACAACTGGCCAAGCACCAAATAAGAAGTCTGAGCATGTGTTTAAAATCGGTAACACAATGCCGTCGTTAACTATTGAGCAGGGGTACCCTGATGTTAACGTGTTCCAGCAATTTGCTGGCGCACGAATTAGTAAATTAGGCTTTAAATTCGGCGGCGATGCCGAATTAACTGCATCCGTTGATGTGATGGGCTGTAAGGAAACTTTGGCATCAACTACATTCGACGCTGCAGCAAAAGCAGTTAACTTCCTACCATTCCAAAACTTAAACGCGACTATCAAAGAGGGCGGCGTTACTGTGGCCAACATTTTGAGTTGCGACATCAACTTTGACTTTGGCTTAGACGGTGATTCTTATGCTATCGGTGGTAAAGGATTTAGAACATACATTGACCCAGGTATTGTGGCTATTTCTGGCACGATTAAAGCGTTCTTCCAAAATAAGGACCTTTTAAACAAAGCGGTTAACGGTACAGAATCCAGCTTGGAATTACGACTCGAACAAGACGACTGGTCACTTACATTTAAGTTGCCTGAACTTGTGTACGAACGACAATCTCCGGGCATCGACGGTCCTCGTGGCGTCAATATTGAATTGCCTTTTAAAGCGTACTACCGTGCAGATGCAGGTCGTTCCGCCGCCATCATTACATTAGTTAATAATCAAGAACAATACTAGGAGGTGCCAACATGGCATTTGAAGACATTAAAGTAAGGGGTTTAACATTCGCTGAGCGCGGCGAATTAATTAAATCCGGGTTAGACCCATTGTATACACCGGTTCCTGAAGAAGCACCGGACACAGAACGCTTATTGCGTTCTCGTGAACTTGCACAGTGGATTATGCAGCACATCTACGGCTTGACTGAAGATGAAATCAACGCAGCTCCAGACAATGATCTTATGGAAGTTGCGCTTGACACTATGCGCTTTACGCATGAAAAAAAGGCTGAAATTGAAAAAAACTAATTGATGCGTGGAGTTGGCTCAACTCCGACAAACCGAAATACTGCTCGGACTGTATCAAGATGCAGCGAGAAACAAAGCAAAACTTCGACTGCTCGGAGTGTGAGTTTAATTCCCCGCATCAATTAGATGGAACGAGACAAGCAATGCGAGTATACAACGCAAGCAGGATGCAACGACGTTGGCATCCAGGTGGAATTGCTGGATTCGATATGCCGGCGGTATTAGAGGTGGCGAGGGCTTACGGCATTGATCCACTGCCGCACCTTATCGACTTACTCGTATTATTAGAAGCTAAAGAATTGGAGGTGGCGCACAAGGATGGCCAATAATTTAATTGATATTGTCGTTCAGCTGACCGACAAGAATACCGAGGCAGGGCTCAAGAAAATTACAGCTAGTGCCGAAGGCGCCAAATCCGCCCTTGGCAAAATGAAGAATGACCTCATGGCAATAGGTGCCGGTGTTGGTGTAGTAGGCATCGGTGCTAAACTTGCCAAAGAGGCGATTCAGTGGGATGTAGCCGTTAAGAAATTATCAGGCATTACCGGTGCAACAGCAAAAGAAACCAGTGAACTATTAGCAGTGGCTAATTACATGGGTATTGCTATGGAAGATAGCGCTGGTGCATTCGCTAAGTTTTCCAAAAATGTCGGAGCGGCCAAAGAGAAAATGGAAGTCGCACGGGCAGAAGGAAAGCTTAGTACTGATATATTCAGTAAATTAGGCTACACGCTCGAGGATATTCAAGGCAAGAATACCGTTGAAGTATTTAAGATGATACAGGAACGCCTAAGAGGCATGAAGGACGGGGCTGAAAAGACTCGTGTCGAAATGGAACTCTTTGGACGTACTGGGTATCAGATGCACGCCATGCTAAACATGTCTGCTGAACAGATGGACAAAGTGGCTGAACGTGCCAAAGCAATGGGGCTTATCATCGACGACGAGACTGCAGCTAAATCGGCAAAGCTAAATCGGGAGTTAAAAGATTTAGAAAACACCGGTAAACGACTTGCGGTATCCATTGGTCATGAGTTAGTTCCAGTATTTAATGACTACGCAAATGGCGTGTTAGACGTTGCTAAAGAATTCGAGTCGATGACCGCCGAGCAAAAGGAAGCTATCGGAGGCATTGTCAAATTCGGTGCAGAAGCTGGGGCTGTAATCATAGTAATGCGATCATTAACGAGTGCACTCGGATTTATGCGTTTGGCCACGATTGCAGCGGCAGGTCCATGGGTAACATTAGCTACTGTAGCTGGGCTTGCAGGTAAAGCGATTCTTGATGCGGCATATGCATCTAAAACAGCTGGTTCATATTTAGGCGTTGAAGTTGACGGGAAGCGTATTCACAAGAATACTAATTCCACTGATGGTATGAATCAGGCCTATAAGGATAGTCATGATACCCGATATTGGATTGAGGATAGTGCGTGGCTCGGGCTTGTAAAGAATGACCGTTTAGCTACTAAAGAGGAAGGCGCTAGAATCGATGCGGCTTTAAAGCAAAAAGAAGAGGCGGATGCTGCAAAAGCGAAACTCGATGAAGAACTTGCAAAAGCGAAAGAGGACATTGCTAATGGCGGATTAACGAATACCGAGGCTATTAATAAAGCGAATGAGGAAGCTGCAAAAGCGGCTAAGGCGCAAGAACAGGCTGCAAAGAAAGCCCAACAAGCAGCCGAGAAGTTAGCAAGCGCCGTAGAGCGTATGTCTGAGTTGTATCGATCTCTTACTTTGCAAAGTCTGCAAATTGACGGCAGTCAATACGAAATCGATAAGTTAACTGCTAAGAACCAATATGAGTCAAACGAAAAAAATATTCGTGATATTATCCGTTCCGTTTCAAGCTTGAATAGCGGTGCTACAGGACAAGCTGCGGGTGTACTAGAAGCAGCTAATGAGCAACTCGGTAAGGCGTACAAGTTAGGAGCAGATGGTACCTGGGCCACGGATTGCGGCAAGCTATTTTCTGATGCAGTTAAACAGTCACTCGGGGCGGACGTACCTCGTCGAGTCGACAAGCTATGGGAAGCTGCTGCTGCTGTAGGGGCTTGGCACCCAGAAGGTGACGGATATATTCCTAAAGCTGGCGATGGTGTGGTTGTACTTGGTGATAATCACATTGTTATTAGTGACGGGAACGGAGGCTATACTGGTGCTAATACAAACGGAGTGGTCGCTAAGCCATCTGTTACCGCAGATTTTGGACAAATCACTGGATATATTGACACAGCTAAGTATGCAGGCGCTGCATCAAGCGCCACTGCTGATTCTGTCGGCAGTGCAGAAAATGCTAAGAAATTAGCTGAGTCTGACCTAACTGCTTCCGTTCGTGCTAAGAATGAAGAGTTGTATCAAAAGCGATTAGCTGAGGCACAACGAAATCAGGCTATCCGTGTTCGTAAGATGAACGAGGATATCAAGAAACTCGATCTCGAACGCACAGGCGACCGCTTGCAATTACTCAAAGCTGAATCCGAAGCACAAAAGGCGCAGATTGACGATAACGTTCGTGAGTATACAAAGGCAGTAGGGGATAAGGAACTCGCTGAGAAGAAAGCTCAAGCAGAACGCCTAAAATTGGCTTCTGATACTGAGCAGAAAATCAGAGAGTTAGCATATACTCAAACGAGTGAAACAGTTGACCACTTAACCAATATGGTTACTCTTGGTCGCTTATCTCGCAGTGATGCAGATGCTTTACTTGCTGAAGAGTTAAAAGCTTATATTGACTACGCACGTAGCGAAGTCAATGAAGCTCAGTTAAGCGCTACTCAAAGACTGCAGATTGAAAAGAACCTATTAGAGTCTCAACAGAAGCTATGGGAACTTGCAGGTCGCAGTCTGAAAACGAGCCTACAAGAAGCCGCACGTCAATATAAGCAAGAGACTACCAATTATGCTGATTTAGCGAAGTCTACTTTTGATAGTACAATGAGCTCTATCAATTCTGCGTGGACAAATAATCTCGAGGCTATGGCAACAGGGACGAAGTCATTCAGTAAAGGCATTAAGGACATATTCAAGGATATGACGAACGCCATTATTAAGATGATGATTCAGTTAACGTTCCAGCAATATGTCATGCCTAAGTTGCAAGGATTATTTGGTGGTGCAGTAAGTGGTATTGGCTCACTAGGTGCTGCAAAAGGGACATCGTCCTTTGCCGGCGGCAGTTCGTTTAGTTCTGCATTTACAGGAAATCGATTCGCTGCCGGAGGAAAAACAAATCCAGGACTTATGCTGGTTGGTGAAAACGGGCCAGAATTATTACAATCCTCTGGATCACATCGCATTTATACCGCAAGCGAAACCCGTAGATTGATGGGCGGCACTACAAGTAACAACGTAGTTGTTAATATTGTTAATCAGTCTGGCCAAGAACTTGAAAGTAAGCAACAGAACTCTCGGTTTGATGGTGAGAATTATGTTATCGATGTAGTGGTTCGTGCTATGGAATCAAATAAAGGAGGTATGCGTGACGCCATCAAGGCATCCGCAGTATAACTATGGCAGTATTTCCAGATATTCGATGGCCGATATACCCAATTCAGGAGACTACTCCAGATATTTCGTATAAAGGCCAGGTTGAAAACATGACGCTAATCACCAGGAAGAAGACGACAAAGACCCGGCGGACATATTCCGTAGGGTACAAGTTGCCAACAGCTGATTACTATAAACTTCGGTCATTCTTCGATGAAGTCAACTGCTCCGGTATATTCGCTTGGGTTCATCCGGAAACACGGGAAACACTAACTGTACGATTTGCTGATCAGTTAGACTTTGCGGCGAATGACTACGGAGTGTGGATGGGAACCGTGAAATTACAGGAGGTATAACATGTTACCGCTCTCAACGGCATCGATTTTAGAGAAAAACCAGATATCGGCCACAGGTGTGTGGTTAATGCTGTTAGAAATATCCTATAAAGGGGATACGATTCGATTGGTATACAATACGGAGAGTATCCAATTTCAAGGCAATACCTATATTGCATTTCCATTTACCATTCAAGATGTTACAGAGAATGCGACGGATTTACCTAATATCAAGCTATCCGTGTCTAATGTAACTCGGACAATCCAGCGTATGGCAGAGTCTAATAATGGATTCACTGGAGCCAATGTCATCATTCGTGTAGTGAATACGAACATACCTGATGTGTGCGAGCAAGAGGAGCATTTCGTAATTACGGGAACTCATGCAAACGCAGAATGGATGGAGTTTACACTGGGTACTGACTTTAGCTTTACTCGACGATTCCCGTTAATCCGTGTGATGAAGGATTTCTGCCCGTTCAAATTTAAAGGGGTTCAATGTGGATATAAGGGTCACGAAAATCAATGCAATAAAACCCTAGCGCGATGTCGTGAATTGGGGAACAGTACTCGATTTGGAGGAGAACCTACTATTCCGCAAGGAGGACTATATGCATCCAATAAGTGATTTGACTGATATGATAGGTATCCCATTCTCGGAAATGAAATGCTGGGATGTAGTTGTTGAGGTATATCGGCGTAGTGGAATACCACTACCCGAATATACCCAAATCCAAATGGATGAATGGCGCGAGGTTCGTGAGCCAATGCCAGGGAGTGTTTTGGTGTTTGCTCTATATGGTAAAAATCTCGATCATGTAGGGGTTTATCTTGGCGAGGGTAAATTTATACACGCTACTGAACACAGCGGCACATGCATAGAACATATATCAAAGTACGTGCCTCGATTGAAGCACATATATGAAAGGAAGGAGTAGCAGATGGTTAATGTAATCATTGTAAATAATCCGTTCAAGCCGGAGCAACGGGATACAAAATATTTGCCATTTAAACAGGGCAAGTCTATCAGCTATTACTTCAGCGCACCTGGTGAATGGGCGTACTCAGTAAATGGACATGAAGCAGCGCCTGATACAATTGTAAACGATGAAGACTACATTGTAGTAATGCCCCGAGTTGAGGGTAAGTTCTTTGGTGTTCTTCTATCGATAGGGATGGCTGCATTTACCGGTGGTATCGCTTCGGGTGCTATCTTTGGTATCAAAAGCTTAATTTGGCGGTCAATAATTGCTATGGCGGTAGGGATGATAGGTAATGTTATCATTTCAAAGTTAACTGCTCCTAAGGTTGACCGTTCGAATTCCGAACAGTCAAATACATATGGCTGGGGAGGTACTGAAACTGTTACTGGGCAGGGCTACCCTTTAGCCGTAACATATGGCCGAATGAAAAGTGCTGGATTATTATTATCCCGCCATGTAATTAGTGATGGTGAAAAGCAATATCTTAATCTTTTATATTGTGCCGGTGAAGGTGAATTATCAAAGATAGAAGATATTCGTATTAATGCTAACCCAATCAGTAATTATAAAGATGTGCAGGTGGATATCAGAAAGGGGACAAATGACCAAACAGTTATCCCAAATTTCAATGATAACTTTGCGGATCAATCCCTAAACTATGAATTGACTGAATCATGGAATACGCAACAGGTACAAGGTGATGCGTGTGACGCGATAGAGTTAACTGTTGGATTTCCAAACGGATTATATTATTCAAATGATAGTGGCGGCGCTGACCGTACGTCTGTCACTTTGAAAGCAGAAATTCGTAAGGTAGGCGATGAGTCCTGGCAGGCATTACCTTTAGCAAATCAAAAGGGCATGGCCGGTCATATTAAGCGCCGCGATGCGTGGAACTTTATCAAGTCGGATAATAGCGTGACGAATACATCCGATTATGCAGGGCGAATTGAAGAGGCGACAAATAACGCATTTTATCGTGTTTTTCGATTTGACAATCTTGAAAAGGCTCGCTACGAAATTCGTATGCGCTGCAGTGCGAAAGATGGGAAAAGCTTGCGCCATGTCAATAAGGTCTACTGGGTGCAGCTAACCCAAATTATTTATGATGATTTTGTGCATCCGGGAAAAGCCCTCATTGGAATTAAGGCTTTGGCTACATCTCAGCTAAGCGGTACCGATCCAAAAGTAACATGGATTCAAGAGCGCTCAGAGGTGTATGTATTCAATCCGTACATCAATAAGTATGAAGCACAACCAGCTGACAATCCAGCTTGGGCTGCTTATGATTTAATCCACATCTGCCGTAAGATTGGCGGTGAATATATTGTATTCGGACAGCCCCATATGCGCCTTGACTATAACGCATTTAAGGCATGGGCAGATAAGTGCAAAACAAATGGGTTTACATTCAACTATATATACGACACCGCTATGCGATTATGGGATGCGTTAAAGTATCCAGAAGCAGTAGGTCGAGGGAAAGTAATTCCTGTAGGAACCAGGTTCACATGTGTTAGTGATTATCAATCTACACCAGTACAGTTGTTTACTGTAGCTAATATCAAACACGGCAGCTTTACTGAAGAGTTTCAAGGTGTGGAGGCAAGGGCTAACTCTGTTGAAATATCGTTCCTTAACAAGGATAAGGATTATGAGCGAGACGTCATTCCAGTATATGGTGACACTTACGACGAGTCGGACACACTAACAAATCCGGCACAAGTTGAACTCATGGGGTGTACTAGCCTTGAGCAGGCATATAAACATGGTAAGCATTTCTTGCGATGCAATAAATATGAAATACGTACTGTGACAATAGAGGCGTTTACGGATGCCATAGCGTGCACGGTAGGAGATATTATTCTAATTCAGCACGACATACCTGAATGGGGCGAGGGCGGTCGTGTGGTTGCGGTAAGTGGTCAGACGATTACACTCGACAAGGAAGTGTCGGTACAACCAGGGAAGAATTATCAGTTGCTGATTCGTAGCAACGCTACGGATATCGTCTCTACGTTTAACGTAGTAAATGTATCAGGTCTCAATGTGATTGTTAAAGAGGCTATACCGGTGCAGCCTGATGCGGTATATGCATTCGGAGAAATTTCTAAATCGGCTAAGCCATTTCGTGTGTTGGCTATTACAAAGACACTATCGGAAATGACCCGTAAGATCCAATGCATGGAATATTATCCAGAACTCTATGTATCAGATGATGGCACGGTGCCAAGTATTGATTATACGAATCGCGGTGCATCTGATATTCAAGCAGTAGGGTTAGTGAGTGATGTATACGGTGCTAATGGCATCATGTATTCACGCATAGGTGTAACGTGGCAGTTACCTCGTGATGGAAAAGTCTCAAACGTAGTCGTAAATTACCGAAATGTAAAAAGCGATACGTGGACATATATTGGAAACTACCCAGCATCTACAAACGCTACCACGATATCTGATGTGCTACTAGGTGCGACCTATGAGGTGCGAGTGCAGGCTATTAATGAGTTAGGACAGTTGACTACTGGCGTAACAAAATCTATAGCCATACCTAAGATGCAAACGCCAGAGGATGTTCAGAATTTACACGTTATAAGTCGGTACAATCAAACGGCCGATAAAAGTGTTTACTACGACTTACAAGTGCTATTTGACCCGCCTAGTAATCCTGCCAACTTCGATGTGGCGGAGGTTTGGTATCTCTTAAAATCGAAAAGTGGAAAACCTGTAACGGGGCAAGAATGGCAGTATGCTGGTAGTAGTAATAGTCAGGTTATTATCAAATCGCTAGGTCCTGGTGAGGAGTATCGAATTAAAGCAATCTCGGTTGACCGATTTGGCAACCGAGCAGAAACAGCCCAAATGGTTGATGTGATAGTCAAACCAATGGATGCGATACCTGATATGCCTAGTAATTTTGGTATTACGTTCGGTAGAAATGCCACCGCATCATGGGATGAGGTGCTGAATGCTGACGTCGACTATTACGAATTACGTACCGATAATAATCCTGGTAAAGATACGAATGCTTTATTGGCAAGAGTTAAAGGTACATCTGCTGTACTTACCCTATCTAAACGAGCGGATACTGTTTATTTGTATGCTCGCAGCACGTTGGGCAAATACTCGACTGCAGCAACATATGAATATAACGTTCCGCAGTTGGCCGCGCCTGAGCTTGTAGTAAAAAGCCAGTTAGGGGGATTTAATCTTTACTTCTCAACTAAGCCCGCACAAGCATACGCAATCAGATGCCACGTGATCGGAGATGAACGCACCGATGATTTTGAAACTACTAGCACTATGCTGACATATTCGAACTCAGCCGGAATATACCGAATACGTTGCTCGTTTGTTGATGTGTTCGGAGATGGACTCGTTAACGAGAAGCAAGTCGTGATTAAGACACAAATTGATGCGAGCTTGCTAGACCTTGAGTCTCTTGGGCTGAATAAAGTTGATGAGCGAATTAAGGAGCTTGATAAGAAATTCAATACGAATTCTGAAGAGACCACTAGAAGAATTACGAATTTGGCGTCACATACGGAATCTCGCATTACTGAGTTAGCTGGTAGCATCGATTTGCAAGTTAAAAAAAGTATTGGCGAGATTGATGGTGGTGAGTTGGTGTCTCGCATTAACCTCAGTCAGTCCGGTGTATACATTGCGGGAAAATTGATTCACATCACTGGAGCGACTAAGTTCGATGATAACGTCATTGTTAATAAGATGATTCAGGCCAACGCGGTTACTGCCGACAAATTACATGTTGAAAATTTAGCGGCGGTGTCCGGTACAATCGGGTTACTTCGTTCAAAAGAGACCGGCGCCCGTGTTGAGATTCAGGATAATCTTATTACAGGCTTTGATGACGATAACAACCCTCGGATTAAACTTGGATGCTGGTAGGAGGTATTATGGAACCGCATGTATTAGCTTATGATGCTAACGGCAATATTATACTAAATCTGAAGGAAAGGCTCACACGTATCGAGGGGCGGATGTATGTATCTAATATCCCAAATCGACGGCAACAAATTACTGTGAATGGATTGCAGTCTGGGCAGAATGTCTGGGCTGCGGCCATGGGACAGTACTTAGTGGCAGAGGTTAGGGGCAATATCATAACATATTATTTTGCAGTGTCCCAGGATGAATATAATATCAATCGTCAATTTAAAGATCTTACATATGAAGGGTGGTTGGCGTATGGAATTTATTAACATCCAGAATAAAGAAGGTGTCACGATTATAAACGATACCTATGACAATCTAGTATATCTTAGTTTCCCTAAACAAAAAGATGCAGTTCTCTACACCGGGGCGATGAGGGGGATAACTCCAACGGTTCAAATCCCGCTCAAACCTGTAGCTTACGCGCCTATGCTGGTGCCTACAAGTAAATACCAATACGGATATATTGCGGGGGAGGCTAATGTAATCCAGGTCTTTTATGCCACTAATTACGCATATCATGGTGACGCACCTCTTATAGCAGTATCAGTTCCACAAGGATATGAATTCGCAGCTCAGTGGGTCCATAAACGTCGTGAGCGATTAATGGTGCTGGTAGTGGATGTAATTAAGCCAGGCGAAAAGGTAACGCAAGCAATGGTTGATGAAGTAAAAGCTGGCATCAAGTTCTACTGCTTCGGTTATTTCGAGGATGTTATGGCTAATGCAGATACGCCTCGTATTCGATTTGTTGATAAGGTAGGAAGTAGTAAGCCTAATACGGCATTGCAAGTTCTTGGTCGTCACAAATATTATAAAGCGTCTTGGGCAACAGATTACAATCTGCAGAACGATGTGATATATGATAGCCGCATCAGGTACCTACGTGTAATTGATCACTATGCACACGATTGGTATAACCAGTTATCAAACTACGTTCCGGATACTTTTACAAATATGGCCCGTGACCCAAAGTCATATGGCGTCAAGGTTGCAATTATACCCATGTCCGTAATCGATGTATCCGTTTGGGGGCCAAATATCAATAATGGAGATAAAAAGTCACACACGGGGCGAGTGTGGCAAACGTTCAGATTTCATGATGAGAGTACTGTATCGCTGAAATCGTATCAGTTCATTGATTGGAATACAGTCACCACATATCCTGTAGGTTGCTCGGGTAAAACCACATCTCAGTATTTGGTGGTCGATGTGACCGGGTACGATAAACAAGGTACGATTCCATTCAATTAAGGGAGATGATAAGTAATGAATGTAAAGGATATAGACCTCAACATTGGCGAGGATTTCGGGATAGTTTACGCAGTCCAAGATGACAATGTGGATTTGACAGGGTTCAAGTCAGTATTCGCCATACGAAAGCGAGCAAGCGGTCCGCTTGTTATTAAAGTGCAAGGGGTAGCATCTGGGAAAATTGCGACATTCAATATTTCCGGAAAGGATACCCTAGAAATTAAGTCCTTTGGTGAGCATGTGTATGATGCTTTTGCATATAAGGAATCGGAGCCTAGCCGATATTACAAACTGGGCATGGGGGTAGTCAACATAATTCAGGATGTGGCCATGCATGATTAGAGGAGGAATGTATTATGCAAAACAAAGCGTTACCAGTAAGACTTGAAGGTCCAATTAAAGTAGAGGCGGAAGTAAAAGCAACCATGGTAGGCGATAATGGAAAAAGTGCTTATGAAATCGCTTTAGCACATGGATTCGTAGGAACCGAGGAGGAGTGGTTGGAATCCTTAAAAGCAAAGCTGCCTAACTTATCAGGAGTTATATCAGCACTTCAAGGTAAGAATGTTCTTATTAATAGTGGTACCCTTGAAGCGATATTAACTGCTATTGTCCATGCGTTGGCGGATCAACCTTATGCGCCGCTTACCTTTAACGAACCAAGAAAAGGGGATACTGAAATTCGAGTATCCGGGCAAGATGGCTTTAAAGTTCGAGTGAGTGGCAGTGCAGAAGCTGTTGAAATTCAATCCGGAAGTGCAACTATTAGAATTCAGCCTTACGGTGCAGATGATATTTATCTTGAATACCTTAACTTAATCGATCATGTCATTGACACTGTTAAAATCAAAGGTCTTGTTGAATTCAATCCGGAAACGGCTACAGAAATTTTACCTATGCAATTTTATGACCGCAGCGATTTAGAAGGATTGTTAGAATGTCCTAACGTAGTTAAAGTAGGTGCTGAAGCATTTGTAGGTTGTGAGTATTCCGTAGTGAAGTTGCCAAAGGCTACTGATATTCACCCGGACGCATTTAAAATTTCTGAGATTAAAGTTTTAGAAATTCCTTCTTTTATATGGAAGGATGAAAACTTAAATCTACATGATAAGTTTGGTAATGAATATGGTCCGAATAAAATTATTGTAGCTGATGAGTCTATTCCTCCTAGCAATATTAGCATTGCTAAGGTAGATTTAGAAATTCATAATCATGACTCTAGTAAAAAATGGGACGTATACCGTAATAAATGGAAAGAAGCTTAAGGAGTTCATAAATGGACGAAATTAGATTACTGCTAATGGATTTCGGCATCCCTGCCTACTTCGCTGATATTGGATTCTGGGTAACCCTGTTAGGGGTTATCTGGGCCGCCCTTCGGGGCTCGTTTCGTGCGATGGTGTGGTTTTTAGAACATACCTCGCTAGTTGCGGTTAAGCAAGAATTAGATGACCATTTGGCTCGACGCATGGATAAGCAGCGTAAGGACTATGACGATAAGTTATCCGATGCTATCAATAGTATCGCTGATTTAACAAAAAGTAATCAGGAGATATTAAAGCAGTTGGTCAAGCTGGAAGAACGAGATGCAGCGAAGTTTCATAGGCTTAACAACCTAGAAACCACAGTTCAGAGTCTGAGTACTGAATTGATGCATATCCAAGTCCTAAACAATATGCCAATAGGAAGAAGTATCACGCTCAGTACCGATGATATAGGAGGCGATTAGTGATGAAGTATCAAATCATGAACCGTCTAAAATCCGCATATAGTGCTATTCGTGTTGCTAATATCCATCCTACTGGAGTACTAGCGACACGGATTCTAGTACTTGTTATGCTAATTCCTATTTGGCTAGTCATAACAGAGTATGTTATGGCATTTGCTAGGGGCTATGTATCAAGTGAAACTAATAAGCTAATTGATGTTGGGCTCAATATTATTGACCACATATTCATTCCTAGTGTATTGACAGCCGTAGTAGGCTTCCTAGGACTTTGGTTGGATAGAAACAATAACGGTGTCCCTGATAAATTAGAAGGAGGTAGTAGTAATGACGAAAATATTTATAAATCCAGGTCATGATATTGACCTGGACTCTGGAGCAGTAAATCCTAACACAGGACGTCGTGAATGCGATGTTGCTCGTGATGCGGGTAAGTTATTGGCTTGTTATTTACAAACAGCAGGTTGTGAAGTTAGAACTTTACAAAATGATGATTTAGGTCTTGTGTGTGAAACGTCTAACGAATGGGGAGCGGATATATTCGTATCGCTCCATTGTAACGCTTTTAATACGCAGGCACGTGGCACTGAAACATTGTTTAAGTCCTTTAACGGGCAACGCTTAGCGAATGACATTCAATCACAAATCATTCGCAGCATTAATACCGTGGATCGCGGCGTTAAGGAACGTCAAGATTTATGGGTGCTAAATGGCACGGACGCAACAGCCGTGTTAGTTGAAATGGCTTTTATAGATAATGATGAAGACCTAGCACTACTTAACAATGACCTTGATACTATTGTGAGAGCCATTGCACGTGGCATTACTGATTACGCAACAGGAGGGGAATAATGTATGACAAAATCAAAGTATTACTTAATCACCCTACTTACCGCTATATTATTATCGGTGGTATTGGGTTCATCCTCATCCTTTGCCTCGGATACATTTTCCACCAACCAAGCGGAACCGACTATCAACGTGCCCGTGAGTCAGTGGAACGAATTGAAAAGCAACAACGCGAAAGCGTTGAGCTTAATCGAAGTAGCCAACGTTCCATTGAACGAGGCGCAGAACTTAGCCGTGAAGCAGCGACAAGAATTGAACGAAGCCAAGACTACAATCGACAAATTAACGACCGAATTGGACAAAGCCAAAGCGGACTTAGTGAAGCAAGAAGTTACCTTGAACGAAATGCAGAACTCTTTGACCGAATTGAAAGAGAAAGTCGAAAAAGACGAGAGAACTATCAAACGACTACGGATGCAACGCAACCTATCACAGATATTAGGGGCGGGTGCGACAATAGGAATTGCGATACGCGGATAGCGAGGTGATCCATACATCTCCTGAGCATGAGCAGGTGGACTCATGGATTGACTATA